TGGTAACTTGTTCTATGAGATAGTAACACTATCCCAACCCCGAGAACTCTTTGGTCAAGTTGATCATAAGATGGAAATCGCAGCAAAATGCATTCGCGCACGAGATGGTGTGTTTGAGGAATCAACACTTCCGAAAGTCTCGATAGACAAATTCAAGTTGGCACAAGAGAGGATTGTCAACATTGAAGTTCTTACGATACCCGATGACTGTAAGATATGTGTACCAACTCTATCTGCGGCAGAAATCGATTCTCTGAACTACAGGACTCTGGAAGAGTTTGTGGCAGAACCATGCAAATACAACGGATATCAGTTCTACCTTTCGGATGCCGGACCCTCCCCAGTCGGTCCATTTATTATTTCTAATAAATGGTATTTTAATGAAGACTGCACCTGGTATCCAAGTCCATTTTATAAGATTTAGGGAGTGAAATGATATGTCAGATAACAACGAAAAAGTTACGATTCTAGAACCATCAAACTTAGAAACAATAGACACCGCAGTATTTGATTGGGTTAATGAAGGGGTAAATGTCTTCTCCAATACTAATCGCGGATGGATGAAGATACCAGTTATTTGGGTGGCTGCGGAAAGAGCACACCAGTCTAAGTCGGATAAGAGTCTTCGCGACAAAGAGGGCGCCCTTATTTTTCCCATAATAACTGTGGAGAGAACGAGCGTCGAGAAAGATCTAGCTTTTAAGGGATCCCTTCAAGCGAATGTATTTCCCATTAACGATTATCGTGGAGGTTCCATTCCGCTGACAAACGTGATCAACCAGAATAAAACAAAGAATTTTCAGAATGCGGATGCCAAAAAGACATACGGTCAGTTGAATTTCAAGGTGCACCCAAAGAACGAGAAGATTGTATACACTCACAAATCTATTCCCATTCCTGTTTATGTGACAGCTATGTATAAGATTATCTTGAGGGGCGAATATCAACAGCAGATCAACGAAATGAGCCAACCATTTATGGTTGCGACGGGGGGGATTAATAGTTTTATTCTGCGACAGAATGGTCATCGATATGAAGCATTCCTTCAACCTTCCTATTCCCAAGAGAATAATATTGCTGACATGGGCGTGGAAGAGAGAATATATCAAACATCGATTGAAGTGAAGGTACTTGGAAGCCTAATAGGTTCAGGCAACAACCAGGAGAAACCTCACATCGTCGAGAGAGAGAACGCTGTAGAGTTTAAGTTCTCCAGGGAAAGGGTGATAATGGGCGACGATCCAACCCACCCTGATAACTGGGGCAAGTATAGAGAATAAAAAGAGCATTTTGAAATTCTAAAAACTATTTACATCAAGAAAAGAAGCGCCCAAAAAGCACAATGTATGCTTTATATTACGAGGAGAACAAAAAACCATGACGGCACAGAAATTTAAATTTGTATCCCCTGGAGTTTTTGTTGACGAGATTGACAACTCACAACTGCCAGAATTACCAACCGCTGTAGGACCAGTAATCATCACTAGAGCGGAAAAGGGACCATCAATGGTGCCTGTTCAGATTAATTCGATGGCAGATTTTGTTGAGACTTTTGGCAACCCCATTTACGGCGCCGGCAGCAGTGATGTGTGGAGAAGCGGACCAAATGTCTCCGCCCCCGCATATGGAACGTATGCCGCACAAGCTTATTTGAGAAATAGAAGTCCCGCTACGATTGTTAGACTAGCAGGCATTGAAGACGCCAACCCCACCACCAACGGGAATGCCGGCTGGCAAACCAACTCAGAGGCTATGGATGCTACTTTCACCCCCGGAGGTGCATATGGCTTGTTCCTTGTAGAATCCGGGTCAAACCTGGAAGAGTCTCCCACGGGATCCCTGGCAGCGATTTTTTACTGTTCGGAAGGTTCTGTAGAACTGACAGGAACGCTGATGGACGGCGACACCACCGCTAGCGGAACCGCAGGGGTATTCTTATCGGATGCTACACCACATCAATATACCGCACTTGTGAAAAACTCGTTAGGAACAGATACCGATAAGGTTGTGTTCAACTTCGACGAAAATAGCAAACTTTATATTAGAAACGTTTTCAACACTAATCCGACTTTGGTTAACACTTTTGCCGGCGACAATCAGAAGACTTACTTCCTCGGCGAAACTTTCGATAGGAACGTTAGCGACAAACTCAATTCCCTTTCTTCATCGCTAGGGGTCATCTTGGGTCTGAGGACCATGACTGCGGGGATAACAGCACAGCAAAACATCCAAGACATGCAACTTAGCAATGCATCTACTGGGTGGTTTTTCTCGCAAGATTTAGGAGCGGCGTCTCTCTATAATGCTTTGAATATGCAGAACCTCTTCAAGTTTGAAGCGATTTCAGGCGGAGAATGGGCACAAGCAAATCTTAAGATTTCTATTACGAGTATTAAGGCATCCCCGAACTCAGATCAACCATACGGAACATTCTCGGTTCAGATTAGGAATATAGGAGATGCTGATGCTAGGGTTTCTCCGGTAGAGACTTATAGCGACGTAAACTTAAATCCTAACTCTCCAGATTATATCGCCCGAAGAATCGGCGATTCCTATAGAGTGTGGGATGACGAGAATAAACGATATCAAAACTACGGAGACTATGTAAACCAGTCACGATACATAAGAGTTGTTTTGAATTCTTCCGTCGCCGCTGGTGCCGCAGATCCGAAGTTCCTTCCATATGGCGTATACGGACCAACACGGTTTGACTCTTTCCAACTGATTAGTGGGTCCGACGGCGCCGCCATCGACACATATGTCACCGACGACATTGTAGACTCAATGGGTCAAGGTTCCGAGTATGTAAGAACCGAACTTCCCATCACTGCTTCGTTTGAATTCCCAGAGTTACCTCTGCGAGCGAACAGCAACGATGCTACCTTGATTAATCAAAAAGATGCTTACTTCGGTGTTGTAACAAACATTGCTAACAGCAGCAGACTACAGAGAGATATTCCTGACTATGTTCTAAGGAAGCCAGAAAACCTAGATAGTCTGGGTGTCACTGGTTCTTTAAACTATTCTTGGATATTTAGTCTAGATGATGTTTCTGGATCAAGTACGACGGCAGAGGCAACATATATCTCCGGTTCGCGAGCTGATAGCACATCTCTTACTGCTCAGTCAAGTTATGAAGCGGTTCTTGATGCTGGATTCAATAAGTTCACTACAATGCTTAACGGCGGATTTGAAGGTTTGAATATCTTAGAAAGAGAACCTTTTGCTAACCGACTGTTGGCAAGCTCAAACGCCCAGAACAACTATGCCTTCGCATCAATCGAGCGAGCAATCAATGCGGTTGCTGACCCGGATGTTGTTGACTGTAATATCTTGTCGGTTCCCGGCATTACCAACTCGGTTATTACCGGAAAACTCTTGGAAACTGCTGAGAACCGAGGTGATGTCCTCGCGGTAATCGACCTTGCTGGCGGATACGAACCAGAAACGGAATCAACACAAAGTGCTGCCAATCGAATCGGTAGTGTCTCAGAGACTATAAGTCAGTTGAACCTACGAAATATCAACAACAGTTATGGGTGTGCCTACTATCCGTGGGTTCAAATCAACGATACTATAACGACAGGAGGCTCCTTATGGGTGCCACCTAGTGTGGTAGTGCTCGGAACTCTCGCCTCTAGCGAAGCGAAGAGCGAGTTGTGGTTCGCCCCCGCTGGGTTTACCAGAGGTGGATTGACTGAAGGAAGTGCAGGATTGCCAGTGACTAACGTGCGGCAAAGACTAACTTCGGATAATCGTGATGATCTGTATACAGCGAATATTAACCCCATCGCACAATTCCCATCTGAGGGCATTGTGATTTTCGGGCAGAAGACACTTCAAGTGACACCATCTGCTCTCGATAGAATCAATGTTAGACGAATGTTAATCTTCGTCAAACGTGAGATTTCTAGAATCGCTTCTAGGTTGCTTTTTGACCAGAATGTTCAATCAACGTGGAATAGATTCTTAGGTCAAGTTAATCCATTCCTTTCGAGTGTTAAGACGCGACTGGGATTGACTGATTATAAGGTTATTCTCGACGGTACAACAACTACACCAGAATTAGTTGATAGGAATATCATGTATGCCAAGATTTATTTGAAACCTGCTAAGGCTCTCGAATTCATCGCTCTTGACTTTATTGTGACGAGATCTGGTGCATCTTTCGATGATTAAAAAAGAAATAGAAAACTACTTATAGTTACAAAACTGAGAACTGAGGAGAAAATAAAAAATGGCATTTTGGAGTGACGCAACAATATCTGACCCGAAGAGGCAACATCGTTGGCTTGTGAGTATCGGTGCACCCGAACTATCATCGTACATTAGTTATGTGTGTAAGGCAGTTGCCAAACCCAAGATGACGATTGGCGAGGCAGAACATAAGTTTATCAACCATACATTTTATTATCCCGGTGGAGTGACATATGATCCCATCACCCTCACTCTTGTGGATCCCTCGAACCCTTCTTCAACACAAGCACTATATGACTTGATTCAAGTTTCGGGATACCGACTTCCAGATAATATTCTTAATACGAGTGCCCCGACACCTGGTGCACCCAATGCAGATGTTTCAACAATCAGTAAGTCAGAAGCCGTGAAGGCACTTGGTCAGGTTGTTATTACTCAAATGAACGGAGACGGGGCACTGATAGAAGAGATCACCCTTCAGAGAGCATGGATCAAGAGTGTTGATTTCGGTGGTGACTTGAACTACGAAAATGAAGGTCTTGTCGAGATATCTCTCGAACTTAGATTTGATTGGTTCAACATTGTCACTCCGGAAGGACTCCTCGGATACACTACCACTGCTGGTAGCTGATTTATAGAGAAGAGAAATAATGTTTAAATTTTTACTTAAGATGCCTTATACTGTAGAAGGAAATCTTAGGAAGATTTAACGAGGTAAGAATGACAAAAAGAAATAACGAGGAACGCCTCGGTTTACCTTCGACAGGTGCGAAGGATTCTGCTGATGTTTCTGCTGCGATAAATGCAGATTCTGATGGGGGTGGATTATCCTTTGTATCCCCCACAGAGATGGTTGATTTGCCATCAGAGGGAAAATACTACCAACCGGGGCACCCACTCCACAACGAGACAACGATTGAGATCAGGGAGATGACGGCGAAAGAAGAAGATATTCTGACATCGCAGTCTCTAATCCAGAAAGGTGTTGTCTTCGACAAGCTTCTCAAGAATATTATTGTCGATGGTAGAATCAGTCAGGAGCACCTTCTCATAGGCGATAAGAGTGCCATTCTTGTTGCGGCGAGAATTAGTGCATATGGCGAGATGTATGAAACCAAAGCGACATGTCCTAACTGTTATACGGATCAAGACATGTCATTTGATTTGCGAGATGCTGGCACGAAGGGCCCACCAGACTTGGCAGAAGTTTCTGACGAGGTGGGGTCTGCTGTGCGAGACACAGGCAATGGTACTTTTATTGTGACACTCCCCAAATCTCAATTGGATGTAGAAATAAAGCTGATCAACGGCGTTGATGAAAGGAAGATAACTGCCACACGCCATTCGAGAAAGAAAAGAAAGCAGCACGATAATGCACTGACCACCACACTCAAGGCGTGTATTGCTTCAGTATCGGGTACTGATAATCGCCAAGAGATAGAGAAGTTTATTGATAACATGCCAGCACAAGATTCCAGATTTGTTAGGAAGGTAATGGTACAGGTTACTCCGAATATTGATTTAACGCAAGAGTTCGTTTGCGAAGAGTGCGACCACGAGCAGGATCTGGAGGTTCCTGTTACCACGGACTTTTTTTGGCCTGACGCCTAAATACTCAGAGATGGTATATGAACAGATCTTTATTCTAAAATATTATGGCGGATGGAGCTTCATCGAAGCATATAATCTACCTGTAAAATTACGAGGATGGTTCGTTGAGAGATTAGCGAAGCAAATAAAAGACGAGTCAGAAGCATCAAAGAAATAATAGAAGGCACCTACGGGTGCCTTTTGTTGTTATAAAACTATTTATCTAGTGGAGGATTTTATTCTATGAGTGACAGCGAAATAAGTGAAACAGAAGGCGGAGATTTAGTCCCAACAGTTATTGACTTTATCAAAATGAATGACGCAGACGGCGAGATAAGAGAAGGTTACCTTCTTGCATTCGGGTTGGCACTTCGATGGATGATGCCCGCGCTATTTAAGGGTGGCGCCATGCCCATAAGTATCAGGGGAACTAAACCCCAACTAGATAATTTCGCGAATGTAATGTCGAAAGAAAAGAGATATCTCCAATCCTGGAAGAGCAATGGATTAGATAGTCCTCACACATATAAGAATAAAGCAAAACTAGGTTCGGCAATTTCGCAGTTTGAGAGAACGACTGGTGTCAAATGGCCATTTAAACAATAAGGATAAAAAAGCAGAGTGGCAACTAAAAATGAAAAACTAAGTGCACTACAGCGGCAGATCAAGGAACTCACAGAACAGCAGGAAGAGCTGAATGAGAGTGCTGATCATTTCCTAGATATAGGAGAGAAGGCACTTGCTACAACCACAGACAGACTTGACTTACAAAGAGAAGAACTCGACCAGGAAGCCAAAAAAGCAGGATTGCAGCGAGAGCAAATCGCACTAGCAAAGCAGAAGATAGAACTTCAGCGTAATGCACAAGGAGAACTTTCAGCGGCAAACGAAGAAGCACTGAAAGTTCTTGAGCAAAAAGATAAATGGTTCAAACAACATGCGGTAGTTTTAAAGGAACAAGCGAAAAGTCTTCACTACCAGAAAGAAATCGCACAAGCTTCCTTGGGCGCTTTCGACAGCATCGCCAGCAAGATGATGATATCCCAAAGTTCCACTGCCGCCGCAGCAAAGAACATGCTTGTGATGTGGAAGAATGCCGTGAAAGTAGAGGGTGTGGTAAAAGCAACATATAAGTCACTCAAAGCAATCGGAGGTTCATTTCTTGATATTTTCAATCCAATAAATCTTATCACTTCTGGGATGAAGATGATATTCACAGAATCATATGAATATATGATGCGCACATCGCAAGCGATGGCAAACTTCAGCAAAGCAACTGGTGATGCTGGGGAGATGACGAAAGATCTGGGTGCCGCTATGAACTACGCCGCTGGTGTTGACATCGAAGCGGTGGCGAGTGCGGGTGCGGCACTGGCAGGCAGTTGGACTGGTATGGCGGATGCATCGGGAGCTACCAGAAGTTCGGTGATTGGCATGACCGCAGAACTCGAAAGAATGGGGCAAAGCGGAAGCGATACTGGAAAATCCTTGAACTTCATGACGAGAGGAATGGGTATGTCGATGCCGGCAGCAGAGGATGCGATGAAGGGTCTAGCATCTAGTGCTATGGATCTTGGGCAGACACCAGCACAGATAGGTTCAAACTTTCGTGCGATGGCAGGAACACTGGCTTTGTATGGCGGCAGAATCCTTGATAAGTTTACTGATATCGCGGCGATGGCCAAGGCTACCGGATTAGAGATGACAGACATTGCGACCATCGGAGAAGGTTTTGATACTTTTGAGGGTGCCGCTAGCAAAGTGGGGGCACTTAATGCTTTGGTAGGCGGCCCAATGCTTGATAGTATGGAAATGCTTAGACTTCAATCCGAGGAAGGACCAGAGGCAGTCACCAAAGCAGTTATAGAGTCGCTGAAAGCACAAGGAAAATCCTATGAGACAATGGGATACCAAGAGCGCAAAGCGATGTCAGAGACACTCGGAATCTCCGGCGACAAGTTCGCCATGATGATGGGGTACCAAGACGAAGAAATGAAGAAGGCAGCGAAGAAAGCAAAGAAAGAGCAGAAATTCCAGGAAAGATATCAAAAAATGCTGACCGCAACAGTGAGTTTGGCAGAGCAAATCAAACTTGCATTGACGGCCGTCTTTGGAAATCCAAAACTCCAAGCTGCGATGAAAGAGCTTTTAGGCGTCTTTATTGGCGGCGGAATGGAGGGCAAGGAGGTATTCACAGAAATTGGCAATCAGATGGCTGGCATTGTTGACGAGGTTATCATTTTTGCAAAATTTTTCAGAAAAGAAATTATACCATACATCATAGATTTCGTTAACTGGTTGAAAGGTGATACCAAAATGTTCGGACTGTTCGAAGCGGCGAACTGGAAGATTGCCCTCGCCGGATTGCTCGCTTTGAAACTGGGTATGGGCGGACTTCTTTTGCGCGGCGCCGGCAAACTGGTTGGTTCGGCCGCCCGTGGTGGTGGTCGCCTGGCCATGTCCGGTGCAGGAGCAATTGCAACAAAAGTGCAAGGGAAGGGCGGGTTTGTGGCGAAAAGACTTCGAGCGGCAAAAGCAGAGAAACTTTGGGAAGCGAGAAAAGCAGGAAAGAAGGGGTTTTTTTCCAAGATGGGAGGACTATTCAAAGGCGGAGGCGGAAAACTCCTGAAAGGTGCAGGCAAGCTCTTGTTCAAAGCACTTACTGGTCCGCTCTTGTCCGGCCTCATCGCGCTGGTGATGAGAATCCCGCAGATATTTAGAGATATTACGGGTAAAGGCACATTTATGGAAAAGCTGAAAAAAGTGGGCATCCAGCTTGGTGCTGTCATAGTTGATGCATTTACCCTAGGGTTCGGGGGAGACTGGTTCGTGGATCTGTTTAAGGAACAAGTCTCTAATAGTCCGATTGAACAAGGACCAATGCGACCTGTCGGGAAAAAGATTGGTACCGCTGTGAGACTTGGCATCGAAGAGGTTTCGCCACTGGGCACCGCAGTTGATGACATCAAGAACGACAGCACCTCTATGATATCAGCAGCATCCACCAACAAATCTAATATTGGAGCACAGATAGCGAGAGAGTTCGCAAAAGAAATGAAAAAGAATAACGAGCCAACGCAGATGGAAATTAAACTTACTCTCGATGATATTCTAGGTGTGTCATCACCAGTTCATAAAATGCTATATGACTCTATAAACAACACCCTAAAGAAGCAGACGGCATAGATTAATCATATAACGAGTAGAAAAAACCATTTCTCTCTAATTATAGAATATAGAGAAGAGGAGATTTTATTATGGATGATGACTTAGATTTAGATGCTCTGATTAGTGATCATGACAGTGTTTACCGAGATGCAGATATCCGCACCAAACTCAGGGAGCAACTGTCTTTCGGCGAAGATAGTCCCGCCACCGCAGCGAATCAAGTCGCTGGTGCCTACTATAATGATCCAAGCACCGAGTTAGCAATAAATAAAGGATACTTCATTGAGATATATCACATCATCTCTGGTGTGCCCGTATTCTTTAAAGCATTCCTAACAGATTTTACCGACAACTTTATTACCAACTACAATAAAGAGCAAGTATTTGGTCGCTCCGATCCAATTCAGACATACCAAAATACCGAAAGGGTTATAAACGTGGCATTTGATCTTGTTTCTTCTAACATAAATGAAGCGAGAGCGAACATACTTAAAGCGAACAATCTCATTTCTATGATGTACCCTTCATATGAAAAGTCTGGTGATGCGAACACCATAAAGTCCGGTCCTCTTTTCAAGGTGAAGATGGGAAATCTTATATGTATGCCAGGTCTAACCGAGGAAGACGGAACATCGCCGGCAGTGAAAGCTGGCCTCGGGTGCACAATTGGAGGGTTCAAATACAACCCCATTATAGAAGACGGGTTCTTTGATCCGAAACCAGGAATATTCTACCCTCAGACAATAAAGATTGATCTTGAACTATCCATTCTTCACGAAAAGCCCTTAGGATTCCAGGGCACGGCATCAAACCAAACCAAAACCGTGCAGATCAATGGCGAAGATGTAAAGAAACCAGTCTTTCCCTATGGCGGTAACCCAGCATTATCCCTCAACGGCGGCACCGGTGATGTTCGAGCAGACCTCCCCAATGGCATTACACAACAACCTGGCGAAGTAAGAGAAAGCACACGACTCGGATTCAGAGCTCTTGCGAGGTTAGAGGCTCGGGTTGCGAGTGAAAGGTTTAGGGTTCAGGCAAATAAGATTCTATCACCTCAAAATAGGAATCGTGGTGGCCATATTTTGTCTGATCCCGGAAAGGCAATTGGTGATCTTGGATTCAGGGGATATTTCCCCTAATACATAGAGCAGGAGCATAACAACACATGGCATCTAGATATAACAATAGAGAAGCTGTAATAAACAGATCCGAAATGTATAAGAAGCAGTTCGATAATAGGGGCATTAGGTTCGTAAGGCAATATAAGACGGCGGACATAAGCTATCCCACCTTAGCAGAGCAATCTTTCTTAGACAGCGAGACAAGAGTTTGGAAGGTGGGAGATAGACTCTATAAGTTAGCAGATCAGTATTATGGGGATCCCACTTATTGGTGGCTGATAGCTTGGTATAACCAGGCACCAACTGAATCACACATCAGGGTTGGTGATGTGATAGAGATCCCTATGCCATTCAACAGGGTGATGAGCATTTACGCCAGAAGGTCTAGATAAAGTGACAGGTTTCGGCAACGACAAGACAAAACAGGAGAAGGCCGCCGCCCTCGACTCGCTCAAAGCGATAAGACACAAGAAAGAAGTTGATGCCCAACAAGCAAAAAATCAGGCAGAATTTGATCGAATAACACAAGAACGTGAGAGAAACAGCGGTGCTGGGAGGATCCTCAACGCGCCCTCAACCAGAATTTCCGCTGCACAAACGAAGAAACTCGAAGATACCTATGGCCGCGCAGCAGTTGCCCATGCAAAAGAACGGCTTTTAATCGATACCCAGGCAAAGTATGACCAAATAAGGAAAGAACTTCCTGATGCTGATATTATACCCTCAATGTATATCCCCATCATGTTCGAGCGGATAGCTATCATAAGGGCATATGCGGCAGAGTTCCAAAAAAAGAGAAATAATCTCGGCACAGGAGGCAGACAGAATAAGGAATCGGCGGCCGCCGCCGGAGAACTAGAGCAAACAGAGCAGGCATATTTGCTTCAGAACATAGATAAACTTCCGTCAGAAGAGGCACCTGAACCTGCCCAGATGCCAAGATTGATTATTGTAAACACAAAAGAAAATCTACTAAATAAACTGACATCAAGCAAGAATATGCTTTCTTTGATGGGCATAAAACCAAACGACCTCTCCAGTCTAACCCCGTATATTAAGATTGCCAAGCGAGATAAGTTCACTGGCCAGGAACGTGTGAGAGAATTTAAGTTTTCTTCGCACAGCCCCGATCTAGCTGCTTATTTCAAAGATGGCACATCGGCAGGAAGCGAAGTGGGTTTGAAGAGTTTTGACTTTGAGACAACTGGGAAGAATTTCTTTACCGCGACCAGGAGTTTGCAGGGGACCATGGTTCTGTTTTTCAAATCATTCTCGGACTTGGATACTGGCGGAGCATCGGATGCCGGATTGCCTTGGACAGAGTTGCTCTTCAATCATGTCTTTGATGTGGAACCGCATATGCCCGCCGGAGACGGAGAGGAATTGCCACTCACAGAAAAGGAAAAAGAATGGGCGAAGAAGGCATTGCCAGATAGAAAAGCAGAGATATTTGTAGAGATAGGATATAACTATTCGAATAACGCAATCCCCGCCGCCGACAAGCTCGCTAAAGCAGTAGACGACAGCAAGATTCTCCTCTCTATATATCCCATAACTACTGATTTTAATTTCCGTGATGATGGTGCCGTAGAACTAACTATTTCTTTCACCGCCGCCGCAGAGCATGGCTCGGATGGATCCGAATCAAATGTGCTTGCCATTGGGAGCACAGAGGATCAATTGAATGCCCTCAAAGCGGCACGAGAAGCTCTGGCCAAAATCCAGCGCGATGTATCGGATAGCAATGATTCCGAAAAGGCCAAGCTCGCGACTAAAGTAAAAACCGCCGAAGAAGATTTATCCAAAAAGGTAGAAAGAGAGAGACTATCAAACTATGCTAAATTTATAAATTATGTTTTCAATCAAGAAAGATTGTATAGTTTTACGATATCAGAAAAGGCCTATAGGGCGGGACTCCCGCCGTCAACGAGAAACACAAAGCAAATCAAAAGCGTGGATGCCGTAAAAGAACTCACAGAGGGCGCCCAAACCGAAGGTCTACAGGGAAAGGGACTAGAAAAACAAAGGCGCCGCCGCGGCCGCCGCACAATCGCTTATTTTTATCTCGGGGATCTCCTCAACTATTATGCATCGGCACTGGTGCCTTTAGAGAACCGATTAGGTGGTTTTGCTACCGCACAAGAACATGACCTTCCGCAAACCAGAGAGATCGTTGTTGGGGATTATGTATTTCATAAATTCCCATCAAAGAGCGCCCCGACTAAACCAGAAGATGTTGCAGAATTTATCAAAGGAATCAAAACTAAACAAATCAACCTATCAAGACTTCCCGTATCGCTAAGTATGTTCAATGCATTTATGTACAAGAATGTTATGGAGCATAGCACTGCTATTTTTACCTTCGATACATTCCTGAAAAAAGCAGTTCCGGAGTTGATTGATAATGCCCTAACAGCATATGTTTCGGGACGAAAATGGAAGACCATCAAACAGAGTTTCACTGAAGGAAGAATGCCGATATCGATATCCACCGTCACAGGTCACGCACCAGGGCTGATCAATTCGCGAGTAAATCCGCCAATAGGTCTTCTCGGTGCCTCCTCAGGACGAAACCTTGATACCACCGCCCCAGACCAAATTGGTAAATTTGAGATCAAGTCAGTATCAATAGACGAGATTTTGGGGGGGTCAGCAGCTGCCGGAAATGAGGCGGTGCGTGATCCAAAATCCTTTACCATCATCCACGGATCAAGGGTTCCTATAATCGGCACTGGTGATAATGTTATACCGGTAGGACAAGATGAAGAAAGGGACGCCGAGAGGGGGATATACCATCTATCCGCTGGACTTGACGCAGGTATCGTAAAGAATGTATCGTTCACCCAACAGTCTAGCAGACTAAAAGAGATGAACCTGCTAAAATCTTTAGATTCGGGAGCAAATCCGGATGTGGGTATTCTAAAAAAGCCTTATGACGCCGAAGTGACGATTTTCGGCAATCCGTCATTATATCCGGGGCAATATGTGGTGGTAAATCCTGCTGTCGCGGGAGTGGGAACCCTCATCAGCCGTAACTCGATTGCTGCCATGCTGGGATTGGGCGGGCTTTATGTTATCATAGGCATAAAAACCAGACTATCATCCGGATTATTAGAGAGCACCCTGACCTGTAAATTTAACAATCATAAAATGAAAGATCCAGACGCCCCTGACGCCGCCGAATCCGCCGCCGAGGCGGAGGCCGATGTGGAGACTGGACCATGAAGTATAGTCATGGATCAAACGAGTTACCTGCTAGTTCTTCTTTCCACGAAAGAGTTGAGTATGCTAAAAACTACCCGAGAGGATATTCCGAGCATAACTCTGTAGATTACTGGTACGACAATATGTTCTTTGGTAGGATCGATCAAAATCAAGATGCCATATATCCTGCCGCCGGATCAGTAAAAAGGTTGGACGGCAAAGATGAGGTCTTTGCAATTAACTTCGTCGCGGATGCATTTAACTCAATGCGAGCCACCGTTGGTGACCTTATGAGGGTGGGCACAATACCTTCGACAGGATTCGGTATCTTAAATGCAGGCCTGAGTGCATCGAGGGGATGGAGATCTCCAAGGGAAGATTATTTTTCTTTCATGAGGGAGTTATACTCTGATAACTTTTTCCCGTTCCTTATAGATCCAGATATAAATGAAGATATTTTGAACTTCTCAGATTTTGTGGAACAGTTTACATTGTTTGTCGGCCGATATACTCTCTTGCGGCCATATACGATGACTGAATATATCACAAGCAATCTAGGGACACCCCTCTATAGTGGGTGGGCGATTGAAATAGTCGATTCGTTTGACCACGGAGAAGACATACCTAAGATCGCATCATATATGAACGATCCGCATTTTGAGATATACCGACAGATCGCCGCAAATAACGGGTTCAACCTAGACAAGAATGCGCCATGGCGACTTGTGGCAATCCCCTATGCAGAGCAGATAAGCACCAAGATGGCGAACAACGAAGTCAACCTTGAAACGATGGTCGATAAACTCTATAAAAGATCCTACCTTTCCGATATTCCAGATCTGAAATTTTACTTGAAAGAGATCTATAATAACTTCGTCAAACGGAAGCCCACCGTCCACATTCCATTGATAAAGGGAGAAAATCGAAAAAGAAGCTTGACAAGGGTTGTGAAGCGTGATATAATGACAGACGAACAATACAGGGAAGAGTGGGAATCTGATAATGCCTTTTGGGTACGGTTATATATATATGTCAGAGCGAAAGAAACAAATCGCGATTGGAATCAATATAAGTTTGATCAGGTGTCTCAGAAGGCGGCACAGTTCTTTAAGTATTCCGGAAAAGATGCGGCATACAAGTTTATCAATAAGGAAGTAAGAAGACCCTGGGGCGAAGACAAGGTAATCGGAAGATACCGCAGAGGGAATTTTAGATTTCAAAGAAAGTGAGGGTAGATTGTTTTATACAATCCTCGATTCAAAAGAAGAATGCT